CTGTATACGTTGAGTTTCCTCTTACGTCAAATTTGTAAGCACTTGGAGTTCCAGCAACTGAGTCAATTACATCGGTATCTGTACTATCGTATGTGATAGCACCTATGTCTCCGTAATTAACAAAATATACTGCATTGATTCCTCCAACGCTATCTTTGCAAGGCTCTAACCTTCCAATTGCAATATCACAAGCCATAATTTTGTATTTTTAATATTAGTTAATAAAAAAGGGCAGATGGAAACCACCCACCCTTCTTCGTTTTGTTTATTTATTATTATGCAATTCCGTAAGTTACGATATCTTCAGCAACTCCGTATTGTACACCTGCAACGAATCTCATAATTACTCTTACATTTTGTGAACCATCTAAGTCAGCCATATCTAAGATACGTACTTCTTGAGAATCAGACATCAAGCCAGTTCCGAAGTGTAAGTTATCTTTAGTAGTAGCAATCATTTTGTCAGAAGGAAGTCCGTTAGCCATAAAGATTTTAACACCGTCAAAATACAATACGTTAATGTCTTGGTTGTTTCCTTGTGCCATATAACCAGCAGCTCCTTGTCCTCCAGATGCAAATCCACCTAAACTACGCTTGTAAGCTCTGAATACGTTTTGTGCAACATAGATGTGTAAGTCTTCTCTTCCGTATAATGCAGAAGGAATAGCATCTACAACTTTCCCTAACTCATCAACTACGTTAGCAGCAGTTACAGTTGTTCCAGTTACTTCAATCTTAGCAGCATCAGCAGCTAATAAAGTAGCAAATCCATCAAATGAACCTTCAGCTTCAGCTCCAGCCCAAATGTTTTGTTCAGTTTTCTGTGCAACTTTTGCAGCAACATAACCGATTAAATACTCTTGGAAAGAGCTTGGTAAGTTGTCAAAAGCAGAATATCCCATCTGTACTGCATCCCAGTCAGAACGGAAATCTTTCTTACATAATTCTAAGTTAACTTGTAACTCTTTAGGTTGTAAGATTCTTTCAGTTAATGTTAAAGTTGATGTATCAGCGAAATCACAAGTACCATCTTTTACGATACCGTCTAATTCCAATCTTTTTACAACTTCTTTAAATTTTACGTTTGGACGAATAGTCAATCCTCCGTTTGCAATTGTGTTACCTGCCAATAAAGCTGCTGAGATAAACTTCCCAGCCGATTCTCCAGCATAAGTAGTAGTAATACTTGTAGTAGTAGCCATTTTTATATAATTTTTAATTGAATAACATTCTATTGACTCTTTGTTCAGTAGTCATAGATTTGTTTGGGTTTGATAATAAACTTTTTTTCTTTTCGATTGATGCTTCTGGAGAATGTACAACTTCTTCTACTTCTTCAGATAATTCAACCTCTTCTTGTTTTGATAATTCTTGAGGAACTTCTTTAGTGTCCGCTGCCGACTTATCTTCGATTAACGCTTTAATCATAGAGAGTAATTCAGTTTTAACCGCTGATAACTCCTCAGATGTTGCGTAACTTGCTACTGGTGCTTCTGCCACCTCGTCAACAATCGCCTCTTCTTTAGGTTCTTCAGCAAGGATAACTTCCTTTACCTCTTCTTCGATAGCCTCAATCACTTCTTCAGTAGATAAATCTACCGCTTCTTCTACAATAACGTCTTCTACTTTTACCTCTTCTTTAGAGAGGTTTAAAAGCTCTTTTACGTTATTAAGGATTTCTGTTGCTTTCATACTTATTGATTTATATTAATATAACTATTTAGATACTTAGTGTCTTGTTTTCTAATCTTCTGACTCCTTGTATATCGAGCCTATACCTTGTTTCCAATATTCAGATGACTTACATTTCTTCTCATCTTTATCACACTTTATAGAATAGGTATTCTTACATTTACAATATACTGCCTTCATATTATCCGTCTATTTTTTTAAGTTTGTTTATTGCCCATTCAATACCACTTGTTCCTCCCCAGCAATCCCACATAATACCTCCACAACCCTCAGTATAAGGAACGTCTTTATGTTGTTGATGTCTTTTGAAAGATGCCATTCTTGCAATAGTATCTCTACTTAAAGGTTCTCTGTTTGCTAACTGACTTGCTCTTGTCCATCCAACACTTGTTCCGCAAGAACTTCCGTTGTCTTTCTTGTACTTTATAGCTTTCTTAGCATTATTAGTTGCACTTTGAGGGTAATCAGAATAAGACTCTAATTCAACTTGCTCATTGAATAGTTGTTTAAGCTCTTCTAATATCTTAGCAGCTTCAACCTCTTCAATATCTTCAGCTCTATCACTAAACATACCTTCGATACTTAAACCTAAATACTTGCCAGACTTAACATCTTCCCATACCTCATCATTATCTATCTTCATAGTTACAGCCCAAGCACCCTCAACAGCATTTAGTCCGTACAAAGCAGTTTTATCTTTCATAGGGTCTTCTACTATCCAAGATTCTATCACAGATACACCACTTGTCATCTCTTCATCGTGTTCTAATGTAGCGTTGTTAAGTTTAAGACGTTTTAAGTACAGCTCAGAGGCTTTTCTTACAGTTTCCTTAGAGAATATAATATTATACTCTTTATCTCCGCTACGTCTGTATATTGGCTTGTCTGGCACTAATGCAAGACCTACAATAACTCTCTTTTCAGTATCTACTGTTTTAAACTCTACCTTATGCTTACTTAAAGCTACAAAGTTTTCTTCTATTGCAGGAAACTCAACAAGAGAGATGGCTTCTATACCATCTTCCTCTCTCGCTTCATCTATAAATAATTCAAAAGTTTCTAATTCATTCATATCTTATTCTTTTATGTTATGTTAACTTTATTTGGTTTCTTTGTTTTATTTTAGGTACTTGCTGCACCAGAAATAACACCATCTAATTGTTGTTGATTTGTTACGTCTCTTGCTACGACATAAGCTCTTAGTGGTTGGTCAAATTGTGATTGTATAGCACTCATCAAAACATTTTCATTAGACCTTCCTACTATATTGAAAGAAGGTTCTGCTCTCGCACTTGATGCACTACTACCACCTCCAACTAATGCAGGGCTACTACCAGCAGAAGATTGGAACTTCTGTCTCGCTATAGTTGCCACTTGAGCTAAACCAAACGCTATTGTAGGAATAGCTTGGGATAATCTTGCAAAGAATCCACCTTTAGCATCAGCCATAACTCCAGCAGCAGCAACGGCAGTATTTATCAAAGTAGTAGCTATATTGGCAGCTTTCTGCATCTTAAATCTTTTCTTCTCTATCTTCTCTTGCTTTAGCCTTAGTTTTTCGTCATTTTGAGCTATCTCGTTTTGTATTTTCTCTCGCTCATCCTTACTTAAATTTTCATCAAGAAGTCTTTTATTGAGTTCGTTATTTAAAACGTTTGTTTTGTTTTGTTCAATAGTTAACTGTCTATTAAACTCCCCATCAACAAAATCAGTTATTGTACTTATTATAGCTTTAGCTTTCTCAGCATACCCTTTCCATCTATCAAGGTCTTCATCAATTTTGCTTTTATCTATCTTACTTACATCAGTAAGTTTCAATCTGGCTTCTGCTAGAGTCTCGAACGCTGCGAATGTAGCTTTCCATCGAGTCTCAAAAATACCGTCACTCCCTAATTCAGCTTGCTGCTCCTTAAAAGCATCGGAAGTTAGTTTTAATGTATCAGCATTCGCTTTTTTGATTGCCGATGTTTTTTGTTCTTCACTTAAATCACTTTTTTCTATAGTGTCTATGTAGGCTAACCTTCTAAGCTCCGCTTCTGTTTGAAACGTATCGTACTTACCTTGAAGTATTGCTTTTTCTGTTGTCTTTTTTAGTAAAAGAACTTTTCTCTCATTTTCTATTTGTGCAATTAAAGCTAATTTTGCATACCTTTTTTTAATTACATCTCTTTCCTCTTCTGTCTTAGCGGAGTTAAGCTCTTCTGCTTCTTTGTTTTTTAATAATTGTAGTTCTATTTTTTTTCCAAACGAAAGTAGAGCATCTTCGTTATTTTTAACATCTAATTCTAACTCTTTAGGTGTTTTAAATGGAGATATTTTTTTAGATTTACCTGCCTTCTTTTTAACTCCCTCAATAGCTTCAATGGCTTTCTGAGTTTCATTTATATCTTTAGTTAATTCTTTATATTTTTCAGATGTTTTTGATAATGTCTCTCTTTGTTCTTTTTGTTTACTTAGTGTCTTTTTTAAGCCTTTTAAACTGTCTTTTTCAGCTGCTGATAATTTATCTTGTTCTTCTTTTAATTTACTTATAATACCAATAGATTTGTTGTAGATATTAATTCTTTCAGTTTCTAATTCACTAACATCTTCAACCCTACGTTGGTAAACGTCTAATAAGCTTGTTAAGTTACCTAATTGAACATTCCTTCTAACTTCTATTTTTTCTTGTTCTGAAAGTGCTTTATATTGCTCTATAGTGATGCCTTTTGACTTTTCTTTGAAACTTAACTCAAATTTAGAATTAGCTGTTTTTTTAGCGTTTATTTTTTCATCTAAGTCAGCTAACTCTTCAGTCAATTCTTTTAACTCTTCGTCTGATTTTGCTGCAAGAGTTCTATACTCTATGTATTCTAAAATCTTGTCATTAGTATTAGATTGAGATATGCTAAGATTATCTAAGGTGGTAACCAAGTCATCTAAATCTTCTTTAAAATCAGAAGATGAATTTGAGGCTTTTTCAGCACCTCCAGAAAAGTAATCAAAAGCAGCTATTATACCTTGAAAAG